AACGATACTTCATTATTAGATCTTTATCTGATTGGAACTTATCTCCACCCAAATCCATGTACTGGCCAAAGTAACCACCGGTTGGGGAGATTTCATATGCACCGTCCTCATTATCTACTGCAAATGATACGGGTTTCTTATTTGTCTCTATCGCTTTCTTTTTAAATTCGAAACCGAAGAATGATTTATTCTCTGCCATTGTTATCCTTATTCACTCTTTCTTAAATATATTTATAACACTTAAGAAAGAGTGCCCGAAGGCACCCTTGTGTTATCATAATGATGATTAAGTAGTCTTGTCAGACTCCCAATATTGAACTTGTAGCTCAACAGTAAACTCTTCAATAACGTTCTCTGAACTATAATCAAGTTCAATAGCACCCAAGCTGGTTGGGAATGTGCCACGTATATTGTAAGTCTTCTTCACTGTACCATCTTTGTCAAGCTGTTCAACAATCATATCAGCCATATAAGAACTAGGCTGGGTTAAACCAGTGTTCTCATTATGTTGATTGATGCCGTTCATCCACTCTTCAAAAGAATTACGTACATTAAAGTCGGTATCGTTAATCACGGTTAATGACCATGGATCAAACGTTCTGTCACCAGCAACCTGCAAGTTACGACCCCTAAAAGGAACCGCAATAGCTGCAATGGTACTTGCTGGTAGCGAAGCCGCTTTACACATATATGATGCTAATGCAATATCTCCAGTAACATAGCTTGGAAAAGCCATTGTTACCTTGAATAGATTAGGTCTTGCACCACCGCCCAATAGTTGGGCTTTCATATTATCTACGCCTAAAATAGCCATGATTAATTACCTCCTGCAATTTCACTAAACTCGACACCAGTTCTCGTGGCAATAAAGTTCAATGTGATAAAGTTAATTGAACGAGCAGGCTTAACATAAATATCAGCAACAAATCTATTGGTATCGATAATATCACCAGTATTATTTGTTCCATCACAGATTACTTTAAAATCTGTAACACCACGTCGTCCCTTAACATCACGTAAGAACGGTTCAACCATATTTCGGAATTGAGCCCGTGTAAATTCATCATTGAATTCAAATAATGATGCTTTAGATGCTGCACTTACAGCTTTCTCTAATACAATAAACAATCTACGAACGTTGATACGATCAAACGCTGAAGGCTTACTCTGTAGAGTCTTGTCACCAAATAACACTGTACCAGAACCAGGGAATGTTACAATAGGGTTTACACCTGTCTTGTACAAAGCATCTCTAGCTGCCTTATTAGGATTCCATGCTAACTTAATAACATTACGCACATTACCACGTGTAAAACCAGCTGGTGAGAACCATGCATCAGCAACTAAATCAGCGTTAGCCGTTAGTCCTGCCATAGATCCTGCCGCTGAAATCCAACGATATACATCATTGTACTTGTCATACACATATAAAGAACCTGAATCTGCAAAGCCATAAGACGATGAAGTCAAGCTAGTTCTCCATGTTGCTACAGTTGTAGCTGGTGCCGCTGCGTTAACCGTAGCCGCTTTTTCAGGAGAGACAAATCCAACCGCATCTTTTCTTGCTTCACATAAAGCTACAATATGTTTACCTAGGACAGTAGTATCAGATGCACTCAATGCAGAGTTTGTCTGGAACATTAAACTAATGTCCATTGTTTCTGCATCAGCGAACAAATCAAGAGCAGCAGTAGTTTCACCAGCGTCTAATACGTTATCATCAACACCACCAGATAATGTAACAGAGAAGTCTACAGGACGTACAAATACGTTCGCTACAGCTGATTCACCAGCGTCGGTCAAAGATGCTGGGTGATTACCAACATGGATCCACTTAGATCTTGCATTGATCACGTCTTTATAGTATAACGTTGCACCACTAGAATCTTTCACATCGCTTGCTTGTGACAAGTAAGACCAAGTTTCAAGAACAGTATTAGGTGTTCCTGTAATTGCTCCGGTAACGTCATAAACTAATATGTGAATTTCATCATTACTGGTATCTAATTCAGTACCAGCTGCTCGAACCGCGTTAGCTCCAGCCGATGTTCCAGGTGCGCTTTCTACATTCGCTGCCATGAACACAGACATTGTGGCCCCGCCAGTTGCAAGTTCTACGCCTATCGCATTACCAGTGACACCAGGATAACGAGCTTGTACCCAGTCTGCAGCTGTTGATGTTTGACTGTCAAAAACAGTCGAGTTTTGTGTTAGAACGCTGCTGCCAGATGCTGTTGCATTTTTAGCCAATCCTCCCACCGCACGGACAACTTTTAATGTGCCGCCGTAACTTAAAAATTGAGCTGCTGTAAGAACACTTTCATACGTGTCCCCATTGGGCTTCCCAAACTTGTTTACCAATTCCGTTTCCGATGATACAGTATACACTTCATTAGCAGGACCCCAGACAAACGCTGCTGCCATGGCTCCTATTGTAGATGATACTGACGGAACGACATTAGTCAAATCGATTTCTTTTACCTGTACACCAGGTGAAACTAGATTAGCCATTTAATCCCCTTGTCATGTTATTTAATAAGATTTTCATAATACGAATTTTCTCAATATACTTATTTATACTTTTTACGGATTCCATACCTGCCATCCATCTCCGAACGGGTGTATGTCCTCCGAGTCCATTGGCATGTTGCCAACAGGTATAACTTCGTCTTCTAATTGTTGTACCTTTGCGGAGTAAAGCATACGTTTCATATCAACATCTGTTGACTCTGCAAAGAACGGTGTGGAGGTGAACCAGCCAAACATAACTAGGTTCATCATAAGATCATCGTACGCGTTGTGATCAGCTTGATAGGAAGACCCTTTAGCTACAAACGTACTCATCTCCCTTATGGTTTCCTCATCCTTTATTACCAATTTATGCTGGGCCATGATATCACGGATATTAGAACAACCTATCCGCTTAGTTTTCTTAGTCATGGTCACACCAATAGCATTGGCTTTAATCATACTCTCTACGAATACGTTCTCATATTCTAGATCGTAGTACAATCCATTACATACAACTTGTCCTGCATCATTACTTTCAATCACCACATAACATTCGTTATAGTGTGTGGCATACTTATACAATAAATCAGGGAACAATAATGGACTTATCATATTATCTCTATATGTACATACCTGCACAAATGGATTTTTAGATACGTCTATAATAGTGAACGTAGAATAGTCTTGACCTCTTCCTCTGGATACGTCAACGAACATCTGATATGTATGACCTTCCTCAGGATGATCAAATATCTTAACATTGTTCTGATGTTCTAACGCGGGTGTGGCCCTCAAGGCTAACAGTATATCAGCGGTGATTAATGTATTGCCCGTACCATGGAATGAGTTACCAAACTCCTGGTCGAACTGAAGCTGAGATGTGTTCTCAACCGTCATCGCTTTCCATTCATCGTCTCGTCCAGGTACATCCCACCAATCAACCCTAGTGGATTTGAATTCGTTTGTACCTTGTATTGCACCTTCATATAACTTATGGTACATATTACCTATGCCGTTAGCAGTAGATGTAATAATAATCTTAGAAGTTTTACCAGATGAAATTACTGGGTAGGTAGATGTATAGAATTCAGTGGCGTTTTCAACGAATGCAAACTCGTCAAGGTATACCAAGTTAAGAGACATACCACGAATTGAGCTAGAAGACGTTGCAGCAGCAATAATTCGTGAGTTGTTAGAGAAACCAATAGACTTTTTGTTGAGTGCTGTACAGCCAGGTTGCAAGAAGAACGGTAGGTTCTCTAGCATAAGAGTAATACGTGATAGCATTTCCCTTGCGATAGCTTCTTTGTTAGCTAGAATACCTACGGTTTGTTCACCCTTGAACAATACATACCATAGAAGATATGCAACAACGGCAATTGACTTACCACTTTGACGACAGGCAAGAACAATGTTGAATCGATTCTGATTGAATGATTCGAACATCTCTTCCTGGTATGGATACAGATTAAATGGTATCAAACCTTTATCTAGGTGGATAACTTTGCAGTATTTCTTTGCAAAGTACTGAGGCGAATCCAAACACTTCTTGTATTCAATCAGTTCAGCTTTGGTCCAGTCATGCACGGTATCGGCACCCCGAACGTTAGGGTTACCAAGATATTTAATATCCCTACTCATCTTTAAATGAACCTTCCTCGGCTTCTATCACTGCTTCATCACGCAGCATTCTTTGTAGCTCAGCTGTTGAGCCAATGAATACATTGTTGTTGGTTGTTCCTGAAGGAGGGAGAAGTAAAGGATTGTCTTCTTTGTCGACTTCCTTCTTGGTCTTGTGGAGTTTTAAAACCTTTTCGCCTATCTCAGCGTTTTGTTTAATCAACTGGCCAAGAACTTCGAAAGCCCTAGGATGTTCTGATTCACGGGCAAGTTCTAACATAAGCTCAATGGCTTCTTCGCCCTGATCAGCTAAATCAAATAGATCTTTGCGAACTCTTTCGTAGTCGGCATCTATAGTATTGTTAATATTACTCATGATATATTTCCATAATTTTACTGTATTTATACGTCAGTATCAAAGAAGTTAATTGTCTCAGTATATGGTGCTGCTGATGTACCATCAATTGACAATGTCTCAAATTTGTGAGTGGTAGGATCAGGTTTACTAGAGAAATCAACATCAGTGTGCAGAATCTGCTTGGCCTTTCCTAGTGCTCTATAATAACGAATACGAGTAGAGAAACTTAATGTATAAATGATAGCTCTTCGTGTAACTAAATCACCTTCATAATCATCATTTAATGTAACACTCTCTAATATAATAGGAGTGTCAGTAGTGATATCCATTGATGGGATATCTTTTATTGTTACTGTATACTCAGGTTGGAACATAGGAAGGATCTGCTCTAACATCTGTAGACCTTCATCCTGCGTTGAAGCCAGAATATTTAATTCAAACCCCACTTTGTATACTGCCGGTGCACCTAATTTATGTAACTGTAATGTATCACCTGTAACAGTCTTTGTATAATTCTTATGTTTGGATACACGTGCGTTAGCATCATATTCCATAGAAGATATTTCAAAGGACATACGAGGTAACTTAAGAGCTATCTTAGGATCACTGGTCTGTTCATTTAATCTTGCAAGTACTTTACTTCTCGGTGCATAACCAAGAGGTACTTTAATTTTT